TACCATATAGATAAACTTGTCTGGGTCTACATTTCCAGAAAGTACAGAATACCTTTTAATGTCTTTAGTTGTTATAAATAATGCTTTTGCCATTTCTTATCTTATTTAGGGTATGCTCCTCTATTAGGCATATTCTCTGGCGCAATTCCAGCTTGTTTAGAACCTCTTGGGTTTTTCATATAACTTTTAGGAATAGTTCTTGTTTTTTTATAGTTTCCTAAATTCTCTGATGGCTCTGTATTGCTTTCAAGCCTATATAAGACCTTTTTCCATTTGTGTCTACAGTATATACCACCTTTGAACTTAAACAAGTCGTAAGATTGTCTATTGTGACCTAATTCTCTATTAACACCCTCTCTTGAAGCTTTGTCTATGTCTTCTATTGTCCATACAGTACCAGCACTTGCCATATTCATCATATTTCTACAAAAATCCCTTGTTGAACTACTTGCTTTTGATGAACCTATTGCGTAAGTGTATCTTATTTTATATAATCCGTTTTTAGAATCTAAATAACTAAAAGAACTTCCTTTTTTATAAGAAGTAACTTCATCTTTTAAACCTAACAGACCTTTAACTTTAGATAGTGTGCTTTTCTTTTCGTTTATTAAGTAATTTGCCCAATCTTCATTATCTATGTCGCTATCTTCATCAATCTCATCAACAAACACATATTCTTCTGACATTTGTTCTCCACTCTCTGCTAAATGACCTAATACATTTTTAGATTCTTCATCTGATAGACTTGCTTTCTCGTGAGACTCACAAGGCATATACCAAACTTCTCCATCTTCTTCGTGTTCGTGATGTCCTTGACAACCTTGCTCTAAAGCTTTAGCTTCTGCTTCTTCTATAGTCTTATAAGCTTCAATTCCATCTATCTTTTTTAAACTTAACTCATAACCAGTTTCTTCTTCTATGATTTCTTCATTTACTATGTCAATATCACTAAAATCAAGAGGTTTAAGAGTCTTAAAATATAAATCTAAAGCTATATCATTAATTGATAGTATTGAGTCAATACACTCTATGACTTGGTCTTGAAAGCATTGTATAACTATATTGTCAAATAGTTGTGTAGCGTTCTTTATTTCTTCTGCATTGTTTCCTAACCCATCATTACCTTCACGAATACCAAGAAGCATTGGAGATGTAACCCTGTGACCAACGATTAGCTTTCTAAAGCACTCATCAGCTAAATACTGATAATGTTGTGGTGCATCGTTTAAAGGAATGTCATCTATTGTAGTTTTAGATTCAGAGTTATTGTTAAAAGCTACTATTACTTTTTCTCCTCTGCTTCCTGTTAATTTACCTAATACATCGCTCTTTATAGCTTGCATTTTTTCTGGGTCTGGTACTCCGTTGTTAAAATTAACCACTTTAGTGCCACTAAAACCATTTATACAATCATTTATAAGGTAATCCCCTATTTCGTCCTCTAACACAGCGTAAGGCATCGCAGAAGACCAATCTGGACTACTATAATAGTATTTACCAGCTTCATAAGGCTTTAAAACGTACATTTCAACACCATTTGCTTTACCAAACCCAAATGCTGGTATTCTTTCTGGTTTTTCTGTAGGTTTTAAGTTACCCCAGTTGTTTGAGTAGTACCAGCCTTCTATTTCTCCTTCATCGTTGCATTTTTCAGCTCTTAATGTTTCCATAGGAAAGTGATGTACTTGTTTTACTCTACCATCTTGATAAACTAACTGAAATGCAGCCATTCCTAATACTTTGTAGTCATTTATGAATTTTCTTAAATCAGACTTCTTAAATAAAGCCATCATTTGAGCATATTGCTCTGGTCTTTTATCTCCATCGTGTGCTGCAAGACCTTTACCATAAATCATATTAGAAATACCTATAGTAATTGCTCTACAAGTTGTTGAGTTGTTGTTTACATCAATTATGTAATTAAAGTAGTTGTTATCTACTCCGTATTGTACCCAATCTTTATTCTTTAACTCTACAACTTCTGGTGCTGTATAGGCTGCAAGTTTTGTTACGAAAAATTCGCTCATATTACTACGTATTCGTTAGTTGTTGCGTGTTCTGTATAAACATCTTTATTAATGCTATATGTACTAATAGCTTGGTCTGTACAAAATATATTATCTTTATAAACTACGCTTGTTCCATTTAAAACAGATAGTGTATAAAATGTTCCTTCTTTTAAGACTGGACTAAATGTTACATTGCCTTGTAAATAGTATTTATTTGAAGCAAATGTTAAACCAGAGTAAGTTACTGGTTTGTTTGTGTCTTGGTCTGTAATAACAATACTATCAGCAGAATATTCTCTTGGAATAAACTTTAATTGTTGTGCGCTTGCACTTGTTGTTAGTATTATCATTAAAAGCTTTTTTAAATAACAAAAAAAGGGCAAAAGTGTTTTATATAAAAAAAGGGTACTCCGAAGAATACCCTTAATTTAAGAAAAATGTATAAAAATTAAGTTCCTACTACAACAACAGTATTAGTAGTATCTCCAATAATTGCAGAGTCTACAAAAAATGCTGGTGCTTTTTCAGTTCCAGTAAAAGTTATGTTATAGCCATTTAAATCCCCCATAGCTGCTCCAGTAGCTGTATTAACAGCACATTCACATCCATTTTCAATTCCAGCTAAAAAGTAATTCCCGTTGTAATCTTGTACAATTACTTGAGGTCTTCCATAACTTAATAATTTTAATTCTTTACGAGTTTCAAGGTCTTGTTTCTTTAAAACTATCGTTCCAGTTTGTGTCCAGAATGAAGTTCCATTTTCCCTTGAGTTCTCATTTGTTTGTTCAAAAGAGTTTGCCCCTTTTAAGTCGTATTTGTAAAAAGTAAGTGGAGATGCAAAAG